GCTAAGGCAGTCTCCCAAGCTAAGCATGGCGATTCATTAGCACGCAAGTGGCTCAGCGATTATCTTGTGGGTACGCCTCCTCAGCGGCATGAGCTTACTGGCTCCGATGGCGATCCATTGAAAGTTTTGGTCGAATATGTCAACGATCCGACTCCAACTACCGAAGTACCATCCGGCCCAAGCACAGATTGACGCCGGGTTGAAACGATTCAATGTCCTGGCCTGCGGGCGACGATTCGGCAAAGATGTTTACATGATGAATAAACTCGTTCAACCAGCCCTGGCCGGTCATCCCGTTGGATGGGGTGCGCCGACCTATAAAATGCTTACTGAGAACTGGCGCGAGGTCAATAATTTAATTGCTCCGATCATCGAACGGCGCGATACCCAGGAGCACCGGCTGGAGCTGAAAACAAAAGGCGTGATCGACTTCTGGAGCCTGGATAATCCGGAGATGATCAGAGGTCGGAAGTATAAGCGATTCATTGTCAATGAGGCTGGGTTGGTGTCAAACTTATTGGACATTTGGAACTTCATCATTCGCCCTACCCTGATCGATCTGAGCGGGGATGGTATCCTGGGCGGCACGCCCAAAGGCAGGAACGGTTTCTGGCAGATGTATCAATGGGGAACGGACAAGCTCAATCCCGATTGGTTCTGCTGCCAACATACCAGTTATGAGAACCCATATATCCCCCGCTCGGAGTTGGATGAGATGGTCGTTACATTGCCCGAGCGTGTGATTGATCAGGAGATAAAGGCATTATTTACAGAAGATGCCGGTGGAATCTTCCGCCGCGTGATGGAAGCCGCCACCGCAATCGAGATCGACGCGGCCCAGGAAGGCCGTCAGTACATCGCCGGGGTGGACGTGGCGACAATGGTTGACTTCACCGTCGTTTCCGTGCTGGACGTGGCGGACAAGGAAATGGTTTACCAGGACAGGTTCAACCGGGTGGACTATAATGTACTTGAAGACAGGCTGGAGGCAATCTATCGCCGCTTCAACCTGGACGCCATGACTATCGAAGCCAACAGTATCGGGCAGCCGGTGATCGATGCGATGGTGCAGCGCGGGCTATCCATTATCCCGTTCACCACCACTAGTACCACTAAGCAGGCGGCGATCCAGACTTTGCAGGCCGCCTTCGAACACAGCCAGATCAAGATATTGCCTGACCCGGTATTGATTGGCGAGTTGCAGGCATTCGAGGGCGAGCGCGCCCCGTCCGGGTCCTGGAAGTACGGGGCTCCGAGCGGCCTTCACGACGATTGCGTCATGGCGCTTGCAATAGCCTGGCAAGGAATCGCGGGAGGTAACTGGTATATATCATGAGCAAACAATCTGTAAATAAAACCATATTCTTCGACGGACAGAAGTCAATCTTGCTCGAGCAATACCCGGATAAAGCCTGGACATTCCTTTCTGGCGCGCCCGAGACGACCGAAGGCACGCATTATAAATTCATTCCCACACTTTACCGGGCGGTGCAATTGCGCGCCCTAGCCGTATCATCGATGCCGTTTCGATTGATGCGCGGCGAGCAGGAATTTGACGGCTCGGCGAATTGGGAGAATAAAATCGGCTTTATGCCCAACCCGTTTATCCTGCTCCAGTTGATCGAGGCCGCCCTGACCATGACCGGACGGGCGTATCTATTCCGGGAGCGCAATCAGGCAGTGACAAAGTTGATGCGTTATATTCTGCCGACCTCGGTGACGCCGCAGATCGACCCGATCAAAGGGTTGACCGGCTTCAAGCGGCCAGTCAACAGCATCATGCGGGATTTTACCTTGGAAGATATCGTCTATTTCTGGCTGCCTGATCCTTACGTAGAGCTGGGGCCGCCGGTTAATTTCCCGGCGCGGGCGGCGGGCGCGGCGGGGAACGTACTGCTTAACGTCGATGAATTTGCGGCCGGTTTCTTTAAGCGCGGCGCAATCCGAGCCATGTTATTGACGGTCGAGGGAATGGCAATAGAGGCCGAACGGCAAAAACTGAAAGAGTGGTGGAAGAATGTAGTCGGCGGAGTGAAGAACGCTTTTGGAGCCAGCATCATTAATGCCGCACAAGTCAAGCCGGTCGTTATCGGCGAAGGGCTAAAGGAACTAGAAAACCAAACCTTGACCCGTGAGATGCGGGAGGATATCGCCGTCGCGGTCGGCATCCCGATGTCGATCCTGTTCGCCAATGCAGCCAATTACGCCACCAGCCAACAGGACGATCTAAACTTCCTGCAAAAGACCGTCGTTCCCGAATGCGAATTCATCGCCTCGGTTCTGAACGAACAGGTATTCAAGCCGCTGAAGATGCACCTGGAATTCCTGCCCGAAACGCTGGATGCATTCCAGGAAGACGAGACGGCCCGAGCGCAATCGTTAAACTTCTTGGTAGGCGCATTAAACGATCCGATGGCCGAGATCGCCATGAGCATCCTGGGATATGAGTTGGACGACGAAACTCTGGCCAAATTGCAAATGATCTGGAACGAACGCAAAGAGCGCGCCGCTCGATTGGCGGAGGCGGAAGCTAATAAGCCGGTTTTACCTCAGCCAGTCCAGGAGCCAGAACAGCCCGAACAAAATCAGATGCAGGAAGACATAGCGAAGTGGCAGCGGAAGGCCGTCAAGCGGCTTCAAAAAGGCCAGCCTGCGGCGTGCGATTTCGAGAGCGAATTCATACCTATCGACCGCGCCGCGTCGATCCTGGCGCGGCTTGGCGAGGCGAAAACGGCGGACGAAGTGCGCGCCGCGTTCGGCGGGAACGGGAAGGGCGCGCCGGATGCGATCGCAGTCCTGGCGAGTGAACTGAAGAGAGCTAATGATCTTTTAGAGGCAACCATTGAACCAACGGCAAGCGCGAGCTAATCTCGTCCAGGCAGTCCAGGCGATCACCGACCTGAATTGGCTCCAATATCTTGACGCCTGGGGCTTCGAGTTGAAGCGGCAGCATCCGCGCGATCACCGGGAGCCGGGCAAGAAAGAAAAAGAACAGTTCGAAGACAGACTTGCCGCGCTCATGCGCCGCCATTGGAGAAAGCAAAAGGCGGCGATCCGAGAAAAGCTGGAATGGCAGACGCCGGAGCGGAAGGAGCTCTTATCTCCTATCCAAGATGGTAAGCTCTTCTTAGTTCCTCCCATTGTGCCAGAACGCAAGGCGATCATGGCTCCGAGCGACATTGATTTTGATGATGTCTTCGAAGAGGATGAAGAGCTGATCGCCGATCTGATCAGGCTGCTTACCGGAGCCTCAACGCATGGGATTGATTTATTCGGGCAGATGGTTGAGATCGGCATGGACTACACCTTAGTCAACTCGAAGGCGGCTGAATGGGCGCGCAAATATGCGGGAGACTTGATAAAGGATATCGATCACACTACCCAGGATGTGCTACGTAACGCCATTTCAGCGTTCGTTGAAACGCCTGGTTTTACTATCCGGGATGTGATGGATATGCTGCCGTTCTCCGAGGAGCGGTCGATTTCGATTGCCGTTACGGAAATAACACGGAGCTATGCCGAGGCGAACTTGATCGCCGGACAGGAGTTGAAGCGGGAGTTTCCGGATGTTAAAATTATCAAAATGTGGAGAACCAATCAGGATGATCTTGTTTGTCTGATCTGCGCCCCACTCGATGGTATGGAAGTCGAAATCGATGAGGGATTTTCTACTGAGGAAGGTGAAGGGGTTGATGGCCCTCCAATTCATCCGAATGATCGTTGCTGGCTCGAAGTAACTACAGCTTTGGCTGAGCTAGATTGAGATATTTTGAGAGATAAAGATAAATGGCATCATGAGCCCCAATGGAATAAATTTCTTTTTCAGTTATATGAATAGTTTTTATGCCATGATTGGCGAGATATTTATCTTTGCGTTCATCACGTTTTTTATCTTGATGCCAATAATCTCCATCTACTTCCAATGCTATCCAATAGCCAGGAAAATAAAAATCAATCGAATATCTTCCAATTCGAGCTTCTTGAATAAATTTCAGGCCAATTTCTGTAAGTGCTTGACGTACATACTTCTCAAGATTGGTCTCACTATTCGAGCGACGATAACATGCAAAAGAACAAAACTGACGATCAAGATCACTCGGCAATCTACGAAATTCTTTACCACATGTTTTGCATTGAATAATGATAGATGGTCTTCTACATTCCTCAGAACAATAATGTCGATCATATCGATGTTCATGATGGCGGAAAGATTTGCCGCATCTTTCACAATTATCAAATATGCCATTCGCTATTCTACATTCCCAACTACAAACCGTATAACGATCAGCGATATTAGCCAATACCAGAAATGTCTTGCCACAAACAGGACAGATTTTTTCAATCCTGAGAAATTCTTTTTGACAAGTCCTCGAACAAAATTGTTCATTGCGTTTAACGCGTACTGGTACAAGATAAAAAACTTTTTGACAATTCTTACAGGTTCTGTATTCCCCCATCCGTTTACGTTTTTGTTCGCTATATTTAAAGGCTGTTCCATCTTTAGTTGGCATGGTTTACAAATCCCGAATGTATTATATCACAATTGGTGTACCCATGCCTGATAACATGATCAAAATCCAGGT